GAATTCTTTTCATTACATGCAGACGATTCATACGGAACTCCTAGAACTGTTTCATTGGTTTATTATCCAAATGATGATTACGAAGGTGGAGAGTTAGAGTTTATTCACTTTGGTGTAAAAATAAAACCAAAGGCTGGACAATTATTTTTATTTCCTTCTGCATATAGTTATATGCATAAAATTCATGGCATTACATCAGGGGTCAGATATACACTAGTTTCTTTTTTTGCAGAAATTTCAGAAAAAGAAAGACAAACTAGAATGTCTTCTATAGAGTTTCCATATACTACTGATCTTCAATATCAATTTGAATAAAATATTTCATGATATTAAAAAAAATAATTAATGATAAAGTATACTCTGTATACGATCAAATAGAGTGTGATAAAGGAATATTTCCAGCGTGGATTGTACAACCTGGATTTTTTTTAAAAGACAATGAACTTGTGTATAAAATAGGTTGGGAAGACTATGTTCCAAAAAAATCTTTTTATTTTTTACATATACCCAAAACATCTGGGATGTCTATTAAAGAAGTATTAATAAATACATATCAAAATCATAGAATGTATAGTAATTTTTTACAATATCTACATGATGATGAAATGTTAAAATCAGACTTTATATCTGGTCATTTTGCACGTTATCCAATAGAATTATTTAAAACAAATAAAAGAAAATTATTTACTTATACTATACTAAGAGACCCCGTAGATAGATATTTAAGCAATTTTTTATATAAAAATGATAGTCCTAATTTAGAACAACTTGAAAGTCACATAAATTCTAGTCATACTAACAATATTCAGTATAAATACCTAACCAGTACGCTAATGATGGAACATATACAAAAATTCTACAATCTTTTAGTTGAAAAACAAATTACATTTGAACAATATAAAAAATTTGCCTTATCATATAGCGACTTAGTTCCAATTTTTAATAATTTAGATGATGCCTTAATTGATATAGATTATATAGAAACAGTGGATAGTCAAAAAGACTTATCAAATTTAAATAATTTTTTACAAGAAAAGGTTGGGGTATCTTTGTTTACAACTATAAAAGGATATCAAAATACTGGAAGTGAAAAAAATAAAGAATTTATTAAAACAATACCCAATAGTTTTTTAAACACCATTAAAGAAAACCAAAACTTAGATTATGAATTATATGAAAAAGTAAAGATGGGCTATTATAATAAATAGCCCATCCCTTTAACTACTTCTTTGAAGAAGGAGCCTTCTTAGGCTTTACGTTCTTTAGAGCATCTTCAACAATAGATACTGCTGGTAATCTACCAAATGCAGAATCGTTTGGATTTAATGCACGTAATGCAACTGGAGCAATAGCAGATACTAGAGACCATAGTAATGTCTGTGGATCTGTAACTCCAGCCATGTATAATGCTGCTGCACCCGCAAGGACTGATCGTCCATACGACGCAAGCATTGCTTTCATTTCTTTATTCATTTATTCCTCCTAGGATATGAATCTAGTTATGGCATCGTAACCTAGCCATAATCCAATTATACCAGCAACTCCTGCAAAAACTGGTGGCGCTGGAACTGGAAGTTTAAAGGCTGCAAAAATAACTCCACAACCAAAACCAGTTATTATTGATAACAATATATCTTTCATTCTTCCCCTTTTATATTATTTGGATGATCTAATGGTGTTGGAACTGTAATTAATGTACCACATTGATTACATTGTCCATCTAAAAAATACATTCCTATTTCATAGTCTTTTGGATCAAACATAACTTTTACAAGTATGATTTTTGAACCACATATTGGGCAACATGGAGACGGAATTCCCCTAAGATCTACATTATTATTCATAAAACTTTTCTCTTAAGATTTCAAAATGTGACTTAGAGTTATCTATAATACTATCCCAGTTTTTCTTTGCCTCTAATCTTTTATTAAAATATTTATCCATTTTAGTTTTTATATCAGAATTATTAATATCCGACATTTTTTCTAATAAACTAATATATGTTTTATAAAAAGGCCTTACCCCAAATCCAGTTTTTATTGTGTCTACATTTTTATTTGCCCATTCAACTGATGCCTTGAAATAATTTTCTGGATATTTTTTTGAAGTTACATGTTTCCAATATGGAGTATCATCTCTTTGAGATAAAGCATAATGCATTCCAACAAAATCAAACATTCTCTCAATTCTAATTCTTGTTTTATAATTAAAATTATCTATATCATATTGAGATACATCCCCTCTCTCAAGGGCATCCACCAAAGCAAAACAATTTTGATGAGTTAGTAGTAGTCCAGTACTTTCTAGTGGCTCTAAAAATCCTGCAGATAATCCAACTGCGACTACATTTTTAACCCAAAATCTTTCATAATATCCGTTAGTAATTTTTATATTTTTAAAGGTCAAATTTTTAGATCTGTTTGGATCATAAACTACCATCTTATCTGAGTCTAAATAATTTTTATATTCTTCTAGCGCATCCTCATCTGAAATAAAGTCATTACAGTATACATATCCAGAACCTATTCTATTCCATAATGGTATGTTCCAAACCCATCCATTATTTATAGCAGTACAATTTGTGAATGTTTGTAATTCTTTTTCTTTATCTGTATATGGTATATGTGCAGTCCATGCCCTATTATTTGGAAGATATTCGGCAGTAGAAATAAATTTTTCTTTCATAAAATTGCCCAAAAGCATACTCTTAAAACCAGAACAGTCTATGAATAAATCAGCATTAATATTAGTGCCATCGTCTAAAACTATAGAAGTTATACCATTTTCATTTCCATTAACACTAGAAACTGTACCGAATATTCTTTTTACTCCCCTGGGAATAGCATAATATTCTGCAAGCCAATTACCAAGTTTTGTAGCATCCATTTGTAATGCTAAATCTCTATGTGGTTGGTATGGATTCATTGAGTCTACTTTATCAATTACAATTTTATTTGTTTCCATGCTTTTTGCTTGGGGGAAAAAGTATCTAACATAATCCTGATCTTCTGTTTCTGGATAAAATGCTTTCTTATAATGCCAATCATCAAGTCCATAATGTGTTATTTCTGGATCTAAATTAGGATGTCCAAAAGGGTAATAGAATGTTGGAGAGTCTTTAGTTTTAAAATTAGTAAAACCTATTGCTACTTTATAGGCAGCATTTGTATATTTCATAATACTTGAATAATCTAAATCTAAAAAATTAAAAAATCCATTTATTTCAAATGTAGTGCTTTCTCCTACACCAATAATTGGAATATCTTTGCTCTCAACTAAAAAAATATTTTTTTTTGGATATGCTTTTATTAAGGCAGAAGCAGTCATCCATCCAGCAGAGCCACCGCCTACTATAACTATTTTGTTAGTTTTCATTAATTTTTATATTTTCTATACTTTCAAACGCCTTTTTAATTCTTAAGACAGATAGATCGTTTGGAGATAAAGCCTCTTGCTCTAATACTTTAGCAAAACCTATTAGTTCTAATTGTAAATCTTCTATATATTTGTATGCCATATCTCTTGTTTCATTTAGAAATGCAATTAAGTGTTCGCTCTCCACATCCTCAGTTTTATTTTTTATGCTTTCTTTAATTCCATTAATATCAATTGCAGACTGTGCTAATAAAAACATTAACTCTACATTTTTATTTTTTAATCTTATATTTTCTATAACTGCGCCAGTAATAACTATAACAACTAAAACAAAAATTAATAAATCAAGCATGTCTGCCCTCATGAGTTACCCAATAATATTTACATTCAGGACAACAAGGACTGTTATAGATGCTATGCTTTGCATAGCCAAATTTTGCATAAAACAATGGATCTTTATCAAACAGACTAGCCTTATGTGTAGTAATAATACGCATAAGTTTATTTGTGTCTGACCAAAATGATGGCTTATTGTCTCCCCATGTGTTCCAACACTGATCTTTTAATTTATTAAGATTAGCCTCATTGTTTTCTGTACGAATACCTCGATTGCGAGCCTCACGAATCATAGCCTGTACATATTGCCAAAGACCACGCTCATAGCCTTTCCACATAAGAACAGCAGGATGATTACGCCAACCGCCAGTAGGCGACTTACCAGACAATACATTAAGAATCTGATAGCACTCAAGGATTTGCTTATTAAGACGTTTGCTATCAAGCCAACGAGCAGTTGTTACTGCATTTGCAGATGGTAAAAATGTTTGCATTATAAACTTTCCTCATCTTCTACATCTTCAAATATATCAAAGTCTTCAATCTTTGTCAACTGTCTTATCCAAAATATTGCTGTTGCTATAAGTGCAAGAAATGCAATTATGGGCATTAAAAACTTAGGCTTCATACCCCACCCTCTCTCGTTAGCAAAACTATGGCTCCATTATCCTCTAAAGCCTTTTTAACTCTTACCATATATTCTACAGCAAGTCTTTTATCTCTGTCAAGCAAAGACATAAAGTCTTTTTCAGAAGCCCTTACAGTAATAAAATTATCATTATCTATTAAAGTTACTTTAAATCCTTTAGGACAAAAATGATCTAATGATTTAAATGCTCTACGCATATCATCTGTATACATTATTTTCTACCCCACTGTATTTTATTCCATCCACGCTCATGAAAATAATATAATATAGTTTTTGTAACAACCTCTAAACTTGCTATACTTGCAGCAATTACTGGCTTTTTAGTAATAAACCAAGATATAACAAATGTATCTGCGGTTCCAACCATTCTCCATGTAATTGCTTTAATAGCAGATCTACTTTTTGTTGCGTTCATCTTTTTCCCATATACCCCAAATTCTTTCTTCTACATCTGCAATTTTATTATCCCATAATGGTTTAGATACCCATTTCGTGACGCTTTTGAGTCGCTGATATAGCCTCAATAGAATCTTCAAGTTTCACCTGCTCAATCTTATATCCAACATCTCTACCATAAACTATGTTTGTTATGTTTGGCAATCTTAGTACAAGCGTGTCTTTAAAAGGATTATCTTGTTTAATATATGTTTCAACTTCGTCATACTTAAGTGGATCTTTTTCTGACGTATTATATGTATTACGAACTCCAACTAAAACCTGGTCTGTTCTTTTGTGTGCTTCTTCTTTTAAAGCCTGATGCCCCTCATGCCATGGCTGATATCTTCCAAGTTGTAGGGTAGTTGGAGCAGACCAGTCAAAAAGCCCCCCAGCCTGTATTACCATATTTACTTCTTGCTCAATAGTATATCCATCTAGAATTCTAATATCAAAAATTCTTGGCTCTTCCCATATTTTGTTTGTATTTTCAAATCTTCCCTCTTTAACTCTATCTACCCAAACTAAAATATCTGCATCACCAAATGCTTCTCTTGTTTCTTCCGTGGGGCAAATAAAATCAACTATAACTGGAGCAACATTTTGTTTAGCAATTAACCTTGCCATTTCTCCCATGCGTCTTGCCTGTTCAATTCTATCGGCGGGAGTGAAAGAAAGATCAGAATTAACTGTCGATCTAACCTCATCTGCATTAAGATGAATAGCATTAATTCTTTCTTTAAGTGCAACTGCCAATGCTGTTTTGCCAGATCCTGGTAGTCCTATAATTTGTATAATCATTCAAAGTCCCTCTGTTCTTCAAAAATTTTATTAATATCATCTTCTATTGTATCAAATGATCTATCATCATGTTTTTTGCAAACTGGCCTGATTGCATAGCCATCGGCAATTATTGTTATAGCAAAACCATTACAATAATAACATTTAGACATAATTTCTTTATTTTTTTGTCTTAAAAATTCTAAATATTCTTTGTTGTTCATCTTATACCCTTCCAATATGATCGCTACAAATACCAGCCATATCCAAACCTAAAATTTCTTTACTTGGCATATCTGTATGTACTAAAATACTTTTTGATTTAACTGGCATTCCAGGATATGTCCATATAAAATGATTTGTGGTTATTGTAAAATTATCTTCTTGGTGCCAAAACGCATTATAATATTTTGGCATTGACAAAACTAAGTCTAATGCTTCTAAATTTTTACAATGAAGCCATAATTTTTTAATATAAGAATTTATAAAATACATATCTACTTCATATGTAGGTTCGTCATGTCCTAAATACATCTTATTACT